ATGCAGTATATGTGCAGATGAAATAGATGGATATGCATATATAACAGATATTTACTATACTCAAGATCCAATGGAAGTTACTGAAAAAGAAGTTGCAAGAAGATATACTGTTTACGGAACAAGAGAGGCTTTGATAGAAAGTAATAACGGTGGTCGAGGGTTTGCAAGAAATGTGATAAATTTCCTGAAATCACTTTTTAAAAACAAAAAGTGCATAGTTACTTGGTTTCATCAAAGCAAGAATAAAAAGACAAGAATTATTGTAAATTCGTCAAATGTCATGGAACAGGTAATAATGCCTGAAGGCTGGGAGAAAAAATATCCTGAATTTGCAACTGCTATTAAGAAATATCAAAGAAAAGGTAAAAATGAACACGATGATGCTGAGGATGCACTTACGGGTCTTGTAGAGTTTATAAACGGTGATGTAAAGGGCAAAAAGAAAATGAAATTACTTAGTAAAAAATTGCTTGGGTTGTAGGGGGGTGATGCATTGATAAAGCTATCAGAGTTTGAAGTAAACAGCAAAAACATAGCTAAAATAATAGCGAAATTTAAAAACAGTGAACTTGATCGTCTCAATACATTACATGACTACTATAATGCAAATAATGATATATTAAAAAAATCAAGTAATAACAGTAAAGTAAATAACAAGCTTGCATCTGCTTATGCAAAATATGTAGTAAAACTGCAAACGGGATATTTCATGGGCGTTCCTGTCAAATCAAAGTCGTCAGATGATGAGTATTTAGAAGAATACAAAAAAATACTTGATGACAACTTTTATACTGATGTAAATTTTGAATTGGCTAAGTCTGCAGCGATATTTGGTTATGCGTGTGAACTTATTTATCAAAATGAAGATGCAATAACAAAGTTTAAGAAACTTGATCCAAGAGAGACTATACTTGTATTCGGTACAAGTATGAGAGAGTTTTTGCTTTGTGGAATCAGATATTACAAGACTACAGACTTGGACAACAATGTAACTGAAATAGCTGAAGTATATACTACAGATGGTATACAGTATTTTTCAAAAAATAAAAATCAAAATGAATTTGTTGAAGATATTAATAAAATGCAGCTTAATAAGTTTGATGATATTCCAATCATTGTGTACAAAAACAATGATGAGATGAAATCAGATTTTGAAGATATATTATCTCTTAATGATGCATATGATACATCACAGTCCAACACTGCGAACGATGTCGATTATTTTAACGATGCTTATATGGTGATAAGTGGAAACAACGGCATTGAAGATGACGAAGAAGATGAAAATGGAAGTGGCAAAACTTCAACTGCTGAAAAGATGAAGAAAAATAGAATGCTATTTTTCCCGGACGGTGGAGATGCAAAGTTTTTAATTAAAGAAATCAATGACTCAGCTACAGAAAACTATAAGAAAAGGCTGAATAATGACATTCACAAGTTTTCTATGACACCTGATTTGGCAGATGAAAAATTTGCCGGAAATCTTTCGGGTATAGCTATAAAGTTTAAAACTATTCCACTTGAAGAAAATGCGACCGAAAAAGAAAACAAGTTCCGGGTTGGTCTTAGAAAAAGATGTGAACTTATCACATATATGCTGAACACTAAGAAAAATAAGGATTATAACTATCTTGATATAACTGAAGAATTTACAAGGAACTTGCCTGTAAATGAAATGGAAATAACAAATATGATATTGTCATTATCAAATGTTGTATCAAGACGAACATTGTTAGAGTTGTTGCCACAGATAAACAATGTGGATGAAGAGTTAAAAAGGTTGGAAGAAGAAAAAGACGAGTATGAACTAAGAGATTTTGAGATTAACAAAGATTATACACAATCCCCCTAAAATAATATTATAAAGGCACTTGATACATATCAGGTGCTTTTATAATGTAAAAAAATATGGAGTAAATCAGATGTGAATACTAAAGAATATTTTGAAAAAAGAGCTTTGCAGACGGAAAAACATAGCAAAGATAGAGGTGAAAAGTATCTTGATGAACTAAAAAAGTCTTATGAAGATATTGAAAAACAGATACAAAATGATATTTCAAAATGGCATAAAAAGTATGCTGATACAGATGAAAGCATAAGTAATATTAATGCAAGAAAGCCGTTGAAACATGAAGAATTAAAAGAGTATTTGGAAAATATCAAGAATAAGATTGAAAATAGTAATTTAAGTGATGAGGATAAACAAGAATTAAAGCAAGGCTATTTATCTTCAAAGCTTAACAGGCTTGAAAGTTTGCTCAAGCAGACAGAATTAAATCTGAAGATACTGACAAAAGACTATGAAAATTCATCAAAAGAGCACTTAGTTGAAAACTATAAACAGTCATATAGTGAAGCTGCACATAGCTTATATGACTGCCCTACTGCCGATTTTGACCTTACTTTTGATAGATTTGACAATAGAGCTATAGAGAAGATAGTAAATGCGAAATGGAGTAATAAGGACTTTTCTGAGCGAATTTGGGGACATTATGACAATATGGCAAATGATCTGCAGGGAATATTAAATGTCGGCATTGCTCTTGGTTACTCTGTTGATAAGATGAGTAGACAGGTAAAAGATAGGATGGATGTCAATTTTTCAAATGCAAAAAGGCTGATAAGGACTGAGTCTAACTATATCTTATCCGAAGCTACACAACAGCTATACAAGGATGTAGGTCTTGAAAAATATCAATTCTTGGCGACACTTGATTTTAGAACAAGTGAAATATGTCAAAGTCTTGATGGAAAAGTGTTTGAAGTAAAAGACAGACAAGTCGGATTAAATTGCAATCCAATGCATCCTAATTGTCGTTCAACTACTATACCATACTTGGAAGAGTATCAAGACGAAGGTGATACAAGGCTTGCAAGAGATATGGACGGTAAAAACTACAAGGTGCCTGCGAATATGGACTACAAGGCTTGGTATGAGTCTATGAGCAGAGAAAAACAAGATATTAAATCAAATGATGAGACTGGAAAAGTTTTAAATATACATGATATAAAAAATGCAACATTAAAAAAATCCTTTGAAGACTTAGAAGATATCTTAAGTCGAAAGAGTAAAAACAGCCTTCACGCTACAAAGATGAGCATGTATTTAGAATACACAGAGTATGAAGAAGATACAAGTTTAAAAGTGCCTTATTCATATTTTATAAATCAAGATAAGATAAAATATAATACTAAACATCATAACTTCTATAAGTATGACTTTATAGAAGCACAGATACATGAAATTTCACATAGGATGGATATGCTTGAATACAAATCATATGAGAATACAAAGTTTCTAAAAGCTATAAAAAATAGCAAAAAAATATATCAAAAAAATGAAGAAAAAATAAAAAAATGGTTTGATGAAAAAAATGGATTGTATTCTAAAGAAGGATCTGTATCAGATATAATAAGTGCTCTGACAAAAGGAAAGGCAAATTCATATCTTTTGTTAGGACATGAAGAAAAATATTGGAAAGATGCAAGGAATGTGCCACTTGAAATATTTGCTAATTTAAGTTATATTGATATTATAGACAAAGAAAAACACACAGAATTTAAATCAGTCTTCAATGAGTTAATTGAAGCGTATTTGGAGGTAGTATCATGAGTGCATTTTATCATCCAATATTAGAAAGTGAAGAATTTAAAGCAATCAGAAAAGAATGGTTAGAAAAGCAATTAGGTGACTGGATGCCGTTTAATAATGACGAATATTCCGGAGCTGATGATTATATGCAAAAATTAAAATCAAAGTTTGAAAAACTGAAAAAAGAAAAAGGGATATCTTAAAAAGTAACTATAGAAAGATTTAAAAATGTGATTTAAAGGCACTTTAAACTAAGTTTAGAGTGTCTTTTCTAATGCAAAAAACAGGAGGGAGAAATGGGAGAGTATTTAAGATCCGAGGACTTCGTAAACGGCAAAGACGGACAGATACAGCTTGTTGTGGACGGCGAGATAATCACGTTATACGGCTCGCAAAAATTCAAGGCATCAAGTACGCCTGAAACGTCTGAACGTGGTCAAATCGGAACAAGAAACAAGCAATCTAAAATAAAAGGTTTTAAAAATAAAATCTCAATAACTGCGGACTATTGGTTTGTCCAAGTAATGACAGATATCTTGAAAAAATACAAGAAAACAGGCATATTTCCAAAGGTTGACTGCCAATGTATCAACAATGACAAAGGCACATCACTTGGGATTATGTCAAAAGTATATTATGACCTTGTTCCGGACGGAGACATCACACTACAGGAGCTTGATGAGTCAAAGGATGAAGGTCTTACTACAGATGCTACATTTACATTCAGGGATTGGGACGAACTTGAAGCGTTCAAGAGACCGTCAAACATTGGAAGAGAGTAGAAGGAGAAAAACATGGAAGAGATAAAAAACACTGATACTATAGAAAACAAGGAATTTGAAGATGTGCAAGATGATAATACAATGACTCTTGAAGATTTTTTGGCTACACATACAGTTGAAAATCTTACTGAAGAAATCGTATTAAATGAAAGATTGAAAGACTTTAAATTTACAATAGGCTCTATGACCAAAGACGAGCTTGAAAAGTATCAAAAGTTATGTGTCATAAGGGACAAAAAAGGAAACGTGGTAAAGCAGGATTCAATGAAATTTAGCGAGCTTGTGATAATTAATCATTTGATATATCCGAATTTCAAATCTGCAGAGTTTTTGCAAAAATTGGGAGTAAATACACCTGCTCAAGGACTTTCAAAAGTGCTTAAAGTCGGGGAAATAACAGCCTTATCAGACAGAATAATGAAATTTAACGGTTTTGATGAGGACTTTGAAGATATAAGAGCA